AATCAGACGTGACTCCAGTATTCTGTCCTGAAAATACGCCGTAAGTTTGAACCGTACTAAGGGCGCTTCCACTTATTACGGGGACGCCGGAACTAGGAGCCTCATCAATCAAATTTATTCGTACCGCTCCAGTAAAACTTCCGGGGCCGAGTAAATAAGTTAATATAGGTTGAGCACCCGTATCAGGAGTGATATGATTCAAATCAATATTTCCCCCGAGATTTCCCCCTGATCCGGAACCGGACACAGTTAGAAACGGGATCGTCCCACCTTGGCAGTATCCCCATTGAATTGTAAATTCAAACGAAGGCGTAGCCCCAGGACGGGCATAAATACCTTTTCCGCTCATGATAATGGATTCGATTACTCCTCCACCTGCGTTAAAATAAAGTATCGGAGTTGCAGTCGACCCAACAGATGCCTGATTACCAAAAGCTCCTATTCGCCGCATTCTACATGTAACATTTGCTTCACCGTCAGCCATACCTCGGCCTAACCACCCAATTCCGACGGCATCATTAGCACCTAAGACAAAATTTACGCGGTCGTATATCGGAGCGCCTGCTCCGCCGCCGCCATCTTGCATCATCAAGATGTTATTTGTTCCCGAACCAGTAAGCTGAAAACCCTCATAGTGCCCGCTGGCTCCGTTGGCTATCAATATCCCGGGGATAGCCTTGACACTTATAGAAGGCAGGCTTTCAAATTGGAAAGATGTGGCGGTCCCACTTCGCGGCAGGTTAGTCCCGTACCAATTAGCGGCTCCTAGAATTAAAGTGTCGCTGAGAGTTAATCCAGCACCGAGTATGTTTAAGAAAAGAGAGCTCAAATCCAAAACTGAATTAATTACAAAAGACCCTGATGTTGGAATAGGAAAATAAAGTGTTGATGTATTAGCCGCCGTTGCCGCTGTTAGAATATTCGGAGCGTTATCAAATAAAATGCTGACTCCGGATATAGACGTTCCTGCGGTCGTGGCCAGCGTAAGAGTGGTGGTTCCCGCTCCCGATAGAATCGTTGTAACCAAATTGTCGCTGGTCGCCGATGCGGGTGCGGTGCTCGGCACATAGCCGGGGGTTGCGGTCATGCCGTCCATCATCGGGGAACCAAAGTCGTCCCAATAAAAGGCACCATCAGTGAACGACCCATTAACTGGCTTGCTTACGCCTATCAAAGCAAAGGTCCCAGAAGACGTGCGATCACTATAGATATAATATTGAAAAGCTCCGGTTACTGGACTCCACGTCAAGTGGTTACAATTAAACCAAAAGACTACGCCTGTTCCGGACCAAGTTGTAGTCGCGCCGTTACGAGTATCCTGCCCGCTGACAAAAGTGAAATGTGTGTTATCTGCTGAACCCAAAACTTGATACCAACCAGCAAAACTGGAATCGCCGGAAGACATCTGAATATAAACCATCGACCCGATTGTTAGTCCGTGCGGAGAGGACGTGGTCACTGTAACAGTAGCATTCGAACGAGACATCGCTGAAATGCTGACAGATTGTGAACCGAGAGACGCCGCTCCGGTTGTCGTAGTTCCTGCCGAACTTCGGCCGTCAAGCCGCCCTTTGCGTCGCGCGCAATAATCTTGTAATTGTATGTAGTACCACCTGTCAAGCCATTAACCACCGCTCCGGTGGCCGTCAGTACTTGGGCAATACTAGGGGTTACGGTCGGCGCTCCGGGCGTTGTCATGCTATGAGCAGCGCCTGCGCCATAAACAACTACTCCGTCGCCATTCTGAAACGTGCTCGCGGCAGAAAGAACAACCGAAGACGATCCGGAAGTCATTGTCGCACTAGCTGATGGAACGGTAGAGACCGCGCGAACCCCGTATCTCGTGACATCGAAGTAAGGATTCGGACCTTTAAAGGCTACATTGACATCAAATGCCAAGGGATTCGGAGAGGTCACTGGGCTAACCAGAGATCCTGCTGTCGGACCAATCAGTGTCCACGCACCGTTCTGGCAAGAATAAAAATTTCCGTTCAGAGTATTTACCCCAGTCTGCGCAGGCAAACACAATCCCGTTGGCGCGCCCAAAAAAGGAACTGTGACATTAACAGGGGGCGGGAGAGCGGGAGGAAGCAAATTACCGTTTAGGCTACCGGAAGAATCAATCCAACCCAATACGTTGCCCGTGGAATCCGACATTTGCAAAAAGTCGTTAGAAGCATTATTTTCCCACTTCAGATACGCTCTTTTTGTCGGACTCATGACTTCCTTTTTAAGTTGATACTGGTTGTGCTACAACTTGTGCCGCATTTTGCTTCTCTAATTCTGCCACCCGTGCTTGTAACTTAGCTATGGCTTGATCTTTGCCGTCGCACGCTTGAAGCAAAAAAGTGATGATCTGCTCCCTCTCGCTCATGAGACTCCTTTATATCCGAATTCTAGTTTTCGTTTCGCGGCCGCCAATAATCTTCTGTCCCACCTGTTGGCGTCTTCTTGACATATCCATGCATCGCATGTGGAACAATAAAAACACATCTTCAAAGAACAATCGTAATCTAATAGACGACAAACATCGCAGTTACGGAGTTGCTGTGTTTGTATCATAACGAGTTGAGATGCAGCCAGGAGCTATCGGCCGAGAGATTTGGTATACTGCGGTCATCTTTTTCCTGAAGAAAAATGGGGCGGATTAGCCGCCGCCCCTCGGGTTAGTGTTTACGAGTTTTAGTACTGGATGCCTTCGACTATGTTGCCGGCTTCGTCGCGAAGACTCAAGTCAACCTCGAGACCAGATGCGTCTGTCGAGATATTGATGCCTTCGGTATCGATGCTGCCTAGCGGGACCTCGGACATAGTCTGCGTATTCGAGCTTTGCGCGAACAGATTGCTAACCTCGGCCCAGCCCAGGTGAGTATAATTTGAAACCTTCTGCTTCTTGGTTCCGCGGATGAGGAACTCTTTCGTATCTCCGGGAAACCACTTCATCTTGCAAATCAAGCAGACAATGTATACCTTGCGAGAAATGAAAAGATGCTTAGCTAATGCGTAATCCACGCGGTTGGCGTGCTTACCGCCTTTCATATGGCGGCACTTTGCCTGCTTAAGCAAGGAACCTTTTTCTTGGCCCTTGGCTGTTCGGCTTCTCTGCTTTTCGCGGTTTGAGATACGTTCTTGCTCTTCTTGGTACTTCGCCTCTTCTCGGGCCTCTTTCTTTGCCTGCAAGGCCGCCTGAGACGCCAGCAAAGCGTTCTGCTGGGTCAAGAGGGTGATCAGACCTAACAAATCTAGAGCGGGCGCGTTGGCCGGTGCGGGACGGGCATCCATCGTTGCCAAACCCCCAGTAGCTGGGGGAGTCGGTTGACCGGTTCCTGGGTTAATGCCTTTATCCAAATCTTCAAATACGGACTTCGGTTTGTTTACTTCGTGTGCCATTTTTGACTTCTTTACTTCAGATTGTGCCTAACTTGGATATACTGCTCTGAAGGCGGAGGGCGGATTTGCTATTAGATGTCGTTATTGGCTATCGGGACTTCAGAGAACTTTTTGCGGTTCCTGATCTCCCATAGGCTTCGATGATAACGACGGAACATCTTATTGTGGCTTGCGTTGCCGAAAATCTTATTGACTTGTGCCTCGGTCAGAATCTCTTTCTCAATCAGCTGGACTGCCACTGTTCGCCATCCGCGAAAGTCTTCGCCCATCGGCTTACCATAACGGTCAGTCTTCAAGACGGACCACTCATACATGGCTGGGACCTGAGCGTAACAAATGTACCTCGCTCTTGACATAAGGTTCGGGGGCAAACACCATAGAGCCACGGTATTCGGCGGGAAGCCGTTATCTACGGTGAAGCACTTGACGCCATTCCGGCGGAGTTTTGCGATGAAATCTCGCGTGCTCATCGGGTTGACCATTCGGGCGACTTTGTTGGTTAACTCGGCCTGGTCTTCAATCTTGTAATCTTGTCTTCGCGGTGCTTCTGAAACTCTTCTCGAGCGTATTCCTTATAATCGGCCGGCCACTTGACCCAATTTGGCGTACCGTCCGCCAGCATCTTGGCGACCGACTCTTCGGTCGTGCTGACATCGTGAAATTCTTTCCACGGTTGGTCTACATCTTTGAGTCCGTCTCTTGTCTGAATACGATTATCTACGGCCATTATTATCCTTTTGTTTCTAGGTATTCTAGGACCCTCCTAATCTCTTCTATACTAGCATCAGATTTAATGCGATTTGCCCGATGGGATATAAAGACTAAGTTGTCCTTGTATTTCTTCAAATACGGCAGGTTTGAATTCTTTCGATCAACAGAAGGAGATGCGTTCTTGTCCTTCAAAGAACCTTTGTTATACTTCAGCCCTAGCACATGGCAAACATCTGTAAGTTCTGGCAAATCTTGTAAATCTAAATCGGACTCGTACCCGCGACGGCGGGACCGCTCTTTAATATTGACTAGCGCCTGATACTTAACTCGATCTGCGTAAGGCGACGCATCAGAATATCCACCGTGCTTTCTGTTAGCGAGGCCGACCGCCTTCGTCAATTCTAAGGATAGACAACCGCAAGATTTTGTTTTTTCTTGTAATAGGGAGTTTGAGGAGACTTCTACTATCTTTCCACAATCACAAAAACACTCCCACATTACAACGATATTTCCGCCGCTAGTAATGTGGTCTAAATATCGGTGCTCTACTTTTAAACGACCGAATCTTCGACCTTGTAAATCAATTAACTTCGTCATCTACTCTCCAGTAAGAGTCGGTCAGGGATGTGTTACTGGCACATCCCCAACCTACTTTGATGCAACTCTAGCATAAGCGGTTGCTTATGTCAAGAGGTTTATTGAATTGCGGGAACCGAGTCAATGAAACGAGTACGCTGGGTATTCGTTCCAGTTGCCGGAGGAAGTGTCACTGTCTGCGACGCACTCCCTTATTTTTGTTACTCACCTTGCGGCGGAGTTGATCATTTCTGTCAACCTCACTCAGTTCATTTTTCTGGGTGCTCGGACTATTGCATCAGCTTTCGCTGTTTTCTCGCTTAGTCTCTCACGCTGCTTTCGCTTGCGCCTCGTTGGGATTCTCACCGTTCGAGTCAATTAGAGAAAATTTTAATTCCACCGGACTTTTAATGGAATCTATACGATGCCCAACCGCCGATTGTGGCGACAGGATCATACGAAGACGGAGGAGCATCGGTCACGACTCTACAGTCGATTGTACGCCAGTCTCCCTCATCCATATCTGTGTCTCCGGGCCGTTTGTTACCGCTTTCGCGGGGTTGGTCATTTCTGCCAACCTCTGTATCTTTCTTTTTGATACAGAGCAGACTATCGCATCACCCCGAAGGGTGTTCTCTCGCTTAGTCGTTCACGCTGCTTTCGCTTGCGCCTTGTTCCCATTTCAGGGTTCAAGTCAATCAGAGAGAATTTTCTACTAGCAGATTACGCTGCTAGGAGTCCATTTTGAACTTGGAGCCACACACCGATCATCGCGTAGTTGCCGAATACGTATGTTCTGTATGCGGTCTTACCTGCGCTGAAGTTCGCGGTCTTGGTTACGAATGGGGTCTGACGGAACACGATGTTCGTTCCGGGAAGTTCGATTTCCATGGTCTGATCTGCACCAGCTATTGCGTCAAACTTCTCGCCGTTGGAGTACTTCCACAAATCGACGATCGAGTTGTTCACTGTCGTTGCGTTGTAAATGTCTCCTAGGACGTTGGGGCTGATAACGCCCATGTACTTCCCGCGCTTGCAAGGAAGAACAGATGCGCTAACAAGTTGCTGCTTCAATTCACGAATTGTTGCCAAGTCGAGAGTGAAGGGCGAACTCAACAGAGCGGACTGGTTAACGTTACCGTCAACCGAGGCTGCGCTGTCTGCCACGGCGCTGTACAGTTCGGAAATGCTCTGTCCAGCCTGATACCCGAGTTCAACCGCGCTGTTCCCAACGAGTTCGTCGATGGAAGAAGCGATGCTGAATGCCGAGAAGTTACCGTAGTTGTTCCATTCACCGACCTGGGCCGGAGCGGAAATCTGCGAAATAACTTCTGGCGAACCAACTACGCCGTCAGCGTTCTGTATAATGTCACCAGCGATGGTGTTATACTGGAAGAACTGGCGGTTAATGCCCATGTGCAGGCCTTGCACACGGCGTTCGGCGACTGCTACGAACGCATCGGTCTCACCTTTGCTTATGTGTTAGCTAACGATTCTTTTTCTCGTTAGAACGGACTATCGCATCGCCTTACGGCGTTTTCTCGTTTAGTCTCTCAGGCTGCTTTCGCTTGCCCCTTGTTGGCTTCACAGCGTTCAAGTCAATTAGAGAAAATTCTCACTTTTATATTAAAGTGACCCCATTAAAAAGGTTCGGGATGAGCTCCTTATCGAACAAAATGGCCTGTGCGGTCAAAACGTTTGAAACGTTATTGCCGCTTGGATTTGGTCCAGACATATGGACCTCTAGTCTCTAATGTGATCCTTTACGGACCCGTCCGATTAATAGGCTATGCCCACCGCGTCATGCTGGGCTCGGAATTCGGCCGAGGTTTTCAGCTTTTGGCGGTATTCAGTTGAGGACATTTTGTTAATAGCCTTCAGTAATGCGGCTCTTGTGGTCGTTTGCGGTTTCTGTTCCACGCTAGGACGCGCTGCAGTTAGCGTTCCGGGAGGGAGTGAACCGTTGACCCCAGGTCTACGGGCAGCTGGCGTATTTGTCGCCGCTGCAGGCGTGACTACTGGCGCTGCCACCACCGGCTGAGATGCCGAGGGGGCTGGCGTAGATGCTGGAACCGTGCTCACTATAACAGGTGCCGGTATTGCCGACGGGACTGGAACAGGAGCTGCGGGTGCCGGAGTGGGCGCATTAGGCGCTACTACGGCGGGTTCTGCGACTAGATCAGCTATTGGCTTTGCTAGTCGATGTTCGTTTGCCTTGAAAGCGACGTCGAGATTTTCATAAGACAGCTTCCGGTTATTTTCCTTCAGCCAGGCCCCAATGATGTCGGTGTTCGCTTGACAATTCAAATAGTTGTGTTCGTGGTCAGCTAACCAGTCATTGACAATTGTCATCTGGTTTTCTGCGGCTGTGCGCGATGCCTCGACAGATTTGCTTTCCGCGTGTGTGACCTTACGAAGTGCCTCGCCTAATTTGGCGGGTTCTTTGGCTGCTTCAGCGACGGCTTCATCGGCTTCCGCTCGAGCCTTGGTGGCCTGTTGGGTCACCTGCTCTGTCTGTGCCAAAATGTCTCTGCTCTTTAATTGATTCTGCTTTGTTCTCTCGGCATATCGCACGGCGTTCTCGTGAGCGGCCTTCTGCTTTGAAACCAGTTCGGGCCAGGACTTTGCCTCAAGATGTGTCGGACGGCCAATCGGGCGACCCGCGTCATCTTTGACTTGGTAGTCTTGGACAATCTTGGTGATATTGCCAGCGGAATCTTTATGAAGCGCGATCCCGAGCTTGGCCAATTCGGTTGACTCGGCCTCTTGATCTGCGGTCGCTACAACCGGCGCCAGTACTGCTCGCTGCTCTTCGGCAATACGCTCGGCTTCTGCGGCTTCAGCGTCTGCTCGCGCGGTATCCGCGGCGATCTGGGCTGCTTCCTCTTCGTCTACCGCTTCTGGTGGGATGGCTGGCGGAACATAAGCCTTTCCGGCTCGAATACATTGGCTCATGTCCTGAGCAATAACCTTGCCTTCGGGACTAGCCAGTGTGGCATTAAGTTCTGTCAACTTAGATTTGTCTTGCGAAGATAAGCGCGCTGCCGCTTGCAAATCGTCAAATGTGGCGGACCTCAGCCACTCTAGGTCAAGTACTGTATCGACGTTCATTGTGTCCTCTGTATTAGTATTGATTCTGCTACGCCCTTACGGGATTACTTCACTTCTTTCTTTTTAACAGGTTTTGCCGGATGAATACCAAACGTTTTCTGAATGGCGTCAATCGGTTGACCACCTACGGCTGAATGAATTCCGATTACCCTGCCGACCGCTGCTTCAGCCGCTTGATTCTCTTCAGCATCCTGTTTCACGATCATGTCAAGATGGTACTTGATAGAATCCCGAAGGATGGCAGCCGCTTCATTAATGTTTCGGGCTCTCTGGGTTCGAACCGCTAGCTTGCGTTCATAACCCTCTTCTTCTGGATCCAGCTTTGTGGTATACGCCAGGGCGTCATCACACATGGCCTCAATCAACTTGATGACGACATTGAACCCGGGGCTATGGTATGTTTGCCCCAAAACGATTCGTTGGACTTGCGTCAAACTGTCTTGCAGAAGCGGTTTTCTTTCTGTTGTTTCTGGCATTGGTTATCCTTAGACTTCTATTCTATAAAGCCGTTTCTGAGAACTCGCCCGTATTACCAGCTTGGCCCTCTTGCAACTCGGACTGGGTCGCGTGCTCGATGGCTGTACGATAGCCTTGGTTAGCGGCCTTGCCGAGCTGCTTCTGATTTTCTAGAGTCTGTTCTTGTTCAAACTTGGCTTGCATCTGCTTATTATTGTTCGCGATCTGGGCTTGCTGCAAAGCAGCCGGCGAATTAGCGTCGTGCTTCTGTTTCTCTTCAGGAGTCATCTTACGCAAGAAGCTCTGGCTAAACTTCCAACCTGCGGCGTCAGTAAACGCTTTGAAAATGGCTGGAGCGTCGAACTGATATCCCGCGTCGTTAGCATTAGCCACGAAGGTCGGGTTATTCAGCAACTGAATAATGATAGGCAGAGCCTGGGACATTTCTTTCTTTGCCCCGAGCTTCGCGCCCGCGAGAACTTCGTATTCAATCTTGGCTTCACGGAACTTGATATGATCAACCATATAGGCCGGACCAAGTTCCTCACCTAAAACGTCGCGAATAACCGACGTTGGCAGAAGGTCGTTATTCAAATCATCCATCTGGTACAACCACGGTTCGAATACCTGACGGACAAATCGCCCGTCCGGACCATCGAGCCTAGATGCATTAGCCTGGATGACCGCGGCCGCTCCGGTTCCTGATCGCATACCAGTTGAACGAACGCCCATAGCTCCTGCGCCTTGGACAACCTGTTCGTTTGCGCCTGACGTGGATGCGCCAGCACTCTGCGCCTGCTGGATAAACTGCCACGCCTCTCCTGGAACAGGGGGCATCTGCAGGAACTTGAAAGCCTTGTCGACGTCTTCTTCAACGTCGATAATCCCGCCTTGGCGCCAACGAACGTCCTGCGTCAAAGTATTAAATCCCTTCTTGCGTACAGCGGTCGGCTGTAGCCCGTACGCTAGTAAGTCAAGCGCTAAGTTCGTGACGCCTTGCTCAACGATCTGTTCTGAGCCGATCAATAGGCCTAGGCCTTGACCATAAAAGCAATCGGGGATATTGCGCCAGTTAAAGCTATAGAAGGGAATCTTTCCGTACGGATTCGCTTCATTACGAATCAGGACGTTATGCCCATTGAAGCAGAGCACGACAATGACTTTCTCGTCATCCCAGTACTCGAGCATCTCCATCGGTGCCGAGTTCGGATCTGCCGACGTCTTATAGCTGCGAGGTAGGGCGTGCTGGAGATATCCAAGCATACCTTCTGGCAACGTCATAGTAATGTTATCTGGGCCGGAAGTAATGCCTTCAGCGAAGACGTGTCTAAGAACATCTTCTGCGGGGATGACGTAGCCTTCGTACCCGCGCAGCTTGTCTAGGTCAGAATAGGTTGCATAATCTCTATAGACTACCCAGCCCGCTTCTCTAATGTCGCCGACGCGACAGCCTGGATTGACCAGAACCGTTCTAATATCCGTAAAGCGGATCCAGGGATGCGAAATAATCTTGTCGTAAAACTCTATTTCAAAGTCGTCAGAATCTGGAGAATCAAACTTAGCGACGCCGCCTTCCGGCTGGCCAACGGAGACCTTGTCTCCCTTGCGCTTATACTTCTTCATCTTCTTGACACGCTCGGTATACCCCCACTTCATGATACCGGTGCCAAGCAAAGCGGCTTGATCAAGAGTGCGCTCTACCTGCTCTTCGAAACGCATCGCGCCTAGTTGAGAAGAGAATATCGCGGTCTTGGCGCGGATAACATCCGCTTCTACGGACGGACGAGGACGCAGCAAGAACGGCGGATCTTCATAAAAAATTCCGCCCATAACTTTTGGAACAATAGCAGAAACGATACTACTTACCATAAATTTCGGGACGGAAGCCTGCCCGACGTTTCCGCCGTCGAAAGCGGACTGAGACGCTGGCGATTGATACAACAGATCAGCCATTGTCCACCCGCTCGCCCACTGCTGGACATTAATATACTCATCTGCTTTCTCGGTATTTTGCAATACGAGCAAAACAGAAGCTTCGTCATTCAGTTGTATGGTATTTGTATCTGGGTCTACTTGGGTATTTTCTTCTGTGATTTCTGCCGCAGGAGTGATAAAGAGTTCATTAACTCGTTGCTCCAGATTCTCCGGCATTAATCTCTTTTTGTCTTCGTGCTAAATGCGCGACGGACATTTTATTTTTAGTTTCTTCTGATACTATATAGCCAGACGCTCTTCTTCGTTCCCAATCTCGTTTGGCGGATTCCGCCATTTTCTTTTTAGTTTCTTCAGAATGCTTGCTACCAATCCGCCCTAAAGATATATTTCTTCGGTGTTTATCTGAAAGAACCTTTCCTTTATGAGATTCTGAATTTTTCTGATTAGATTCTTTAGACTTGGGAATGCCTTTTAATTTACTAACCCGTCCTTTACTTTTAACCGACATCTTTCGGCGACCCTCTTCGGAAACTGCGTGACCGGGGGTTCCTTCTCCGCCATCCGTCAAATTGTAACCGTTCGGTGCTCGCGTGCCAAAGTCTACTATTAAATAGCGCTCGTAATAATCCATCTCTTGTTTTGTCCCAACAATAACAAGAGGCTTGATCTCAAAATTTTCTGGACCGTATTTTCTAATAGCTGAATAAAGACAACGCTTCTGCCCTTGGTTATGAAGAGCCCACACAACATTACGACGCCAGTACTTCTGAAGGTCATCTCCAGAATGTTGACCAACGTACTTCTTGTCGTTAATTTTATTTGTGATTAAATATACGAACATCTCTCCCCTCCTTTACAGGGGTGATCGGGGCGGGTAAAGGCCGCCCCAACCAAATTGTAGCTACAACATCTTTAACCAGTATACCACGACTTTATCGATTTGTCAAGCTTTATTTTAAACTATTTTAGGCGAACAGAAGGCGAAACTACATGCGCCAGCCGCTGCCGCCGAATAAGGCTAGACGAGGGTCTCTGGGTTTTTGTGCTGGCTCGGCTGAGGTCGGCTTAGCTGGCAAAGGATTATGCCCGCCGAACATCTGCTTATATGCCGCCTTGCTCTGCTCTTCCCGGCGACGAGTCTCCATTTCTTTTTCTACTTCTTCAGTACTGACGTCAATCTGAAGTGCGATCGCTGGCAAAGGATAAACGAGGAACGATAAAGCGTCCGGGATATCATCCTTGCGGAACGCGGTACTCTTCTCGCCTGTGTATTGCGTCAATTGCTTGATAACCTCTTCCATGTATAACGAGCTGTCTACAAAATCTAGACGGTCATCGTCTAGGAGGGTTTCGATCGACTTGATGCGGTTACGCTTGGCGTTAGCTCGCGTATCTACCGGAATCCAGCAGATCACATTCTCGCCCATCATATCTAAAGCGTTCAACTTGTAGGCTGCGTTCTGAAGAGCGGTCTTGAGTAACTCGCCGCCGTTAGAATTCTCGACATACATACGCTTGAACTGGCCCAAGCCTTTGTACTTTTTATAGAAAGCAATCATCTGGCGAACTAGTTCAGAGTCTTTCCACTTATCGTAAATTATTTCCAGAACATAAACGGCGTACTGCCCGTTCGTTTTTTTATAAATTTTGACCGCTATCCCGACCGAATAATCCGATGTCTTCTTGTCAGACAAAGCCCAGTCCCACAGAATGAAAACCTCTCCGTCTACAGGAACCGCTTGGGCTGGATGGGTGTGCGCGTTAATCACTTCTTTACTGAAGTGAATGACGAAACCCGAATCCTCGTTGTCATCCGTAGGCTCATTCAACTGCTGGTTGCAGAACGCGCGATATGGGTTCTTATTCTTCTTATCCGCCTTCTTCAATAGCTTCTGACGGAGTTTATTAAACGCTTCTCTGGGCGTCTTGCCAAGTTGCGGGAAGGTCAGATTGACCATCTCGAACGTCAGCATCTTTAACGAGGTGTCGCGGTACTCCGGCTTTACGGTCCAGCACCCACGCTTGAAATACTTGATAGAGGCTAATTCTTTCGTATCCTCGTCAGGCTGGAGGCGCGTGCCGTACCAGTCCGATGAAAAGTATCTGGTGCCGATGTGATCCGAGAATCCGTGCGGGTCTAGAAGGTCGTCGGTTCCGTCGTACTTAGATTTGATGGACGCACGAGCGTCATCATTATTCGAGTTCTCGTCGGTGACGATATCATCGCCTTTCTTGATATCGCAGTGCCAACCAGACAGGTTCGCCACAATAGCGTTAACCCAGAGGCTGTTGCCCTTCTGTTTTAGGACTCGAGCAGGACACTTCATAGGCTGCTTAGACGTGCCTTTGACGCCTGTTAGTACGTACTCAGGAAACAAAAGATGAAAGGGGCTGGGTTCAGAGCCCTTGGCGAAATAATAGTAATCCTTGATTTCTTGCAAGAACTGAACCGCAAGTTTGTACTCGCCCGTCAGAATAAAAATGTGTGCGTCGGGGCAATTAATGTGCCAGCTGACGCAATCGATACCGTTGATCGTTGACTTATAGAAGCCACGGGAGTCCAACAACATCATTTCTTTTGTCGGATTACCTGATGCATCTATGCGGATCTGAGCATCAATCATACGGTGGAATTGCCCCAGCGTATAATTCTTATGATACATCCCGTCAAAACTCTTTGAAACGAATTGATCGCAGATCACTTGATGAACGTCAGGAAATAAATCTTTGCCAAGCATCTTACAAAGCCAGTAAAGATCCTTGCGGGCTTTGTCTCGGAGATCAAGCCAACGGCGAAATGAAACAATTTCGTCAACGCTGGGATCAATCGCATCGTTCAAGCGTTCGATTTCCGGAATCGTGATTTTAGTAATGGACGGATTCAGACCCTTGGTATTCTTGGCTACTCTCTTTCTCTTCTTGACTTCGGTGTCATCTTCGCTCTCGTCTTCTTCCTCTTCTTGGAGAGCTAGGCCTTCGTAGATTGCTAGAAGCTTGACGCAAGGACGGCACTCACTTTTATAAAAGGCGGGCTGCGCATCCTGCTGTAAAGCGAAAGCTAGATCCTGCTCATGTTGACCGAGACGTTCTTCTATACTCGCGGCGGACGGAATAGATCCTGTTTGATACGGTTCTGGCAAACCTTTTTGTCGGGCTCGCTGATTTGCTTTCTTCTCTCGGTCGGTAAAGGGCATTGAAATCCCATTCTATTGAACTTATTCTAGAGTCTTGAGACCTGCGTTCTCGTTCTCCATCCTATTCTTGACGCCTTCGCCGGTCTCGCGAGCCTGGCGGGCTAGAGAATACGGCGCCTCTCTGTGAGTCTGAGGAATCTTGGGGGCCGTTGGCTTCTTTGGAGCGAAAGCGTCTGTGGCGTTACCGGTTACGCTCTGCGTGAACTTGTTTGCATTAGCCAAGGCGCTCTTGGCGCCGGCTAGCGTGGCTTCGACTGAGTTGGTTGCCATACGTCCTCTTATGCTTTAATGACTTTCTTTGCGAGTTGAAAACCCAGGCCGAACAAAAATCCAAAAGCAAACATGGATACAAAACAGCCGGCGACAAGTAGCATCGGGTTATCTCCTCGCTTTATTCGTTTTTTGGTTTTACTGCGTGTCCGACTCGCGCATAATACCCGTCGATTGCGGGAGAAGGAACTACGACTACGCCATTTTCAAAAACATGCCCTTCTAAAATTCCGACTACCTTTCCAGTTCTCTCGCTCATAACCGGGGAGCCGCTGGCTCCTGGGCCACCGCCTGTTTGCACCAAAAATCGTCCGGTGCAAAGATCGCCGTCTACGTCGTCACATGATTTCGGGATTATTTGACTACCCACTCGTCCGGTGTAAACCGCCTGAGTAATCATCTCCGGATAGCCGACATAGAAAACTTTGTCATCGATCGCTACTGGGGCGTCTTGCAACTCCAAGATCGGATACTGCTTCAAAGTCTTCAAGTGAACTTCTGCAACATCCATCTTGCCGTCGTCAACAGCATTTAGAAGTTCGACGGGCTGATAGTCTGGCTTGTCTGTAATCTGACCGCTGACGACTGAGTAAGTCACATCCGGGGGCGCGCCGTTTCCGACGAAGCAATGTCCGGCCGTCATCAGGTAATAGCCGTCTGGCGCCTTCTTATAAACGAAGGCTGTACACAGAGGCTTACCAACAACTTGGGCTTGTGCGGAATTACCGTACAGAACGAAAGTCGACAGCATCGCTGTTTGATGCTTCTTATTTGCATAAGTAGGCACGCTTCCAAAAACCAAGAGTGCTACTAGTAGCAATCCGCGAATTATTTTCATGCTGCTTACCTTGGGTCTGGCGTCGCGCGTGATGCCGTGTTCGGAGCGAGTTGCCTACTTCTGAATACTTATATCGTTTACGATGGTCGTGTTTTGCGTCTGACGAGCGTGGTAATCATCTAGCGCGTCATGAGCGCAAAGCAACCCCTGAATCGCAGTAATTGCCAGAGCAAAGTTAGGATCAAGTTTGCCTCTGAAGGCTAGGATAATAGCGGCGGAGCCAAAAACAACGGCCCAAAATTCGCTCAGCCCACCGAACGCGTGATAAACTGGGGTAAATATTCCGCTCTCGAGAACCTTGGCTACTTTGTCCTTCAGAATCATTAGTGCTTGAACCCGCCCATTGTTTTTGCGAAGGACTTCATGTGCTTCAAATGCGCACTATCGTCTGGATGAATCTCTAATTTTTCTGATGGAATTGATTTGTCCTCTGAAATTCCCAGCGCGCGATGAAGGCCTCCTTTTCGGAGGTGGTGCATAGCACGATAAAGACTTACGTTGTGCTTTGCCATCTTAGGCTCCTGCGGCTGGTGCGGCGCCGGGGATACCCGCGGGAGCGGCCTGCGGCCCAGCATTGGCCTGTGTTTCACCGAGATTAGGAGCGGAGGTGTGATCCATCATCGAGTCAATCATTCCGTCGTGGTCCGCGACTGCGTGATGAATGTCCTTGTGTGGACCTTCGTGGTGGTGGTGCTGGATTGTGTGCGACCCGTCCGCATGGTGGTGGACGGTGGTATGCGTGAATCCGTGGTGCGCTACTGGAGATTTGCCTTCCATGTTCATTCCTTAAATCGCTGCGTCTTCTTTCGCGATGTTACTGTGACGAGAAACTCCCTCATCGCCATTTGCCGCCTGCCACGCCTTGCGGGCGCGAGGTCCACAGGAAGTGTCTTCCTTAACTTCTCGTACGGCTTCAGGCTTAGGCTTCGAACCCTGCCTTAGAGACTCCAAATCGGAACCTCCGTCGGATGTGGTATTCTCTGTCTCGGCTTGCTTTAAGCCGGATGCCTTAAGACCGCCGTTACCGGAAAAGCGCCCAGGATTACCCAAAGCTGCTTCAGGCTCGACCGACTTATGATCTACTTTTTGGACTTCTTTCATGACTACTCCTGTTTTGCTCTGCGTATCGCTCGAGCGCGTACATACTCGGAATCTTCTTTTTTAACCGGGTTATTTTGTCCTGGACTCAAAAAATGTTCTAGTCCCAACTCGGCCTTGTTTGGCATTAGCTTCTGTGCTTCTCGCCAAGATATATTCTCGCCTTCGTGCCCGTCACAACAGTCGTCCCAATCGACGCTTTGACCTTTGTGCTCAGACATTGCGTCGGAGGCTTCGTCCTGCTCTTTGGACATCAGCTTACAGAGCCCGTCGATTCCCTTATCGTCAGCGGGAACAAAGTGCTCGCAATCTGCACCCTGCTTGAATCCGCCACAGTTCGTTCCAGTCGGGGATTTTGCCCACTCCAAACCCGTTTGGTCCGCTGCCTTATCACCGGTCGTGTTGACGTTATAGACGACTACGTCATCTCCTACCGCGAGAGGAGTTCCGCCTTTTTGATAACAACAAACAGGCGTATAAACCTGACCGTTTTTCGTAACTCGGTCAATGATGATGTCCGGCCCGTGAATCTGGCATCGCTTCTGATTGATATACAGGAAGGGGCAGTTAAAACAAGACTTCGGCTGGTCGCCTGTATCTTTGCCGCCGACGAACGCTAGCGCCCATCTCTGTACGCCGGAAGCCGGTTCTATTTGTACTAGCTTATCGGCCACGCTAACTCCCTGATTCTTTTCTGGCCTCGCGGGCTATTTTATAAGACGGCTTCCCGTTATGGACATGTTCCGGAAGATCGTGCTTGCCCTTTGTCGCAGCATCGAACTCCGCTAACTTCTCCTTTCCCAAAACTTCGGGATGGGCGTGAAGGTAACCTTGTTGTGCTGACGATACGAACGGCATTTATTTAATCCAGTGAAGATACTGCGCAATCTGATGGAGTGTACCAACTACAGGGACTACCGCGACGGCTTGGATTCTCGACCACATCCTATCAGACTTAGCGCTGCCCTCGAGACTTTCAACTTTCGTTTTAATCTCGCCGCGGAATTCTCGGAAGTCGCCATGATATAGTTCAACAATTTTGGTTAATTCTGTTATCGCTTTTAAGACTTCTTTGTTATCATCCGTCATAGAGTTGGATAGGCTATTACTACCCTTGCTGTGGTTTTCGCACGCCGAGGGTCGCCAGCAATGTCTGGCGTACCGCCACGGAAAAATTAAGGGCTCCGAAGAGCCCCATGGTTAACGGGTAATTATCCTTCGACTGTGAACTGGGACAAGGTCGCCTTGTTGCTTGCGTCCGAGGTTCCGAAAGTCACACCGACGACCAAGCCAAATACTGCGCCTTGTTGAAGAGCGGGGTTTCCGTTCGCGAAATCTAGCTTAGCGATGACGTTGTCAAGGGCTGCGGCGGCCACGGTGCCCGATGTCGTGTGAAGGGTATTGCCGAGCATCGACGTATAGTTGCCAACCAGGATGCCGGATGAGGTATCACCGATCATAGTGATATCGAAAAGCCAAGGTTCAGCCGAAGCAAAGGTCAAAGCCAGAGCGCTAGTGGACGCAATCGTGGTGTACGTCGGAGCCAACAAAGCTCCAGTAACGGCTTGCACTTGGACATTTACTGTTCCAGATGGATCACCGGTATCCGAACCAACGTTTCCGCTGATAACGATATTCATCTGCTGCCCGTTATAGACGTTCGCGGCTGGGATAAACAGTGCTCCGACAGCGCTCGTGGACGAAGGCGTGGACGGCGAGTTGCCGTACAGGGGACCAACAACAGAGCTGCCGCTGACTCCGCCGAGACCCGCAGACCCAATCGTGGTTCCGCTGATGCCAACCAGACGCGGGAAATACTTAATTGTGGTTCCAGTTCCGCCAACCTTCGACGCGAGCTGTCCATTTACTGAAAAATCCAGTGTGTTACTCATGATTCAATTTTCCTTTATGTGTACGTCCAGTCGGCAGGATCACCGTCGGCGGGGCGCTTTTTATGGGAAGAGCGCTTTGAACGTGCTAGCGCTTTAACCAAAATTTTTAAATGCCGACGTGTTTTTCTAAATATAAAACAGCGTTGGCAAGAATTTCTTTGTTCTCATAGCTGTGCCCTAAAAGAAGATTACAGCTGATACATATTAAGTCTCTTAATTTTCCAGATTTATGGTCGTGGTCTTGGCACGGGACTTTTGTTCTTGCTTGCCCTAACATAGGCTGCTTACAGATAGCACAAAGACCATTTTGTGCTTTAAACTTAGCATCAAATTGTTCTTGAGTTATACCGAAATCTTTCTTACGACGCCAAGCAACAACAGACTTAGTTCGACTATTTCGATTATCTTTAATTGCTAGCCATCGAGATGATCTACTTTTTTGGGGCTCCGGATCACGCCTATATCTTAGGCGGCTGGATTCATTTCTGCAATCCCGACAAAAACCATATCCGCTCTGAAATATAACAGGCGCACAGTTCTGTTCTGTTAATTTTGTTCTACAATGGCCGCATAAACCTTTGATTTTGGTTCTCATTCCATTCTCCTAGTAAGACGACAAGGGGAATGTACTAGGCATCCCCCGAGTCTAAACCTCGGGAGCAACCCCGAGGGATAAGTCAATGGTACTACAGTACTGCTAGTTTGTCAAGTCTTTTCTATACATACGAAACGGTCACAACCGCAGCGCTAACCGGTGAAGTCGAGCCGGCCGTGCCGCCCGTGGTTACGCAGATCGCACTCAACGCGGTTCCGAAAGTCTTACCTGCTGCAGCACCCGTGAAAAAGTATTGCGTAATGACTGCGCCGGCGGGAACATAGATGATCTCGTCGGGGGCCGTGGTTCCAACGACTACAGAACCGCTGGCCAAATTGTAAATCTTGACGTAGCTCGCTGCTCCGCCGTTGGCAGAGTTGTCGATCTGAACCGAATACAGTTTAGCCGAAGACGCCTTGATACCATCTGCGGTGTTGCCCATCGCGGTATCTGTGAAGACAAATAATCCGGCGGGTGATGCGACTTCTACTTGCGAAATAGCCAATTTAAATCTCCTACAGCCAGCGCCAACCACACGCGGGGCAAACTTTTATCTCTCCTGAATTCTTTCGAAGTAGGAGTTTACAGACTGCACAAAGACGTTCCCACGTATAGCCTCCGAGAGACTATCAAGAACCCGCAGCTACTCCCTGAAAGTTCAGGTTGTAATGAACGTTGCCGCCTTCATTGATTACTTGGATGATGTCCAGATTGGAGGGATTCGAGAACGCGTCTGCAAAGAGTTGCGCGGTTGTTGCAGAGGATGTCAAGCGGGATTGAAACTGACCAATGCGAGTCTGGCCGATACCGCCGGCCGAAGTTGTAGGATTAACAGCGGGATTATGTACGACACCAGCGGAGTCTACGTTGAGAAGGATGGGTCCACCGAAACCGACGATCTGAATCAGATCTAAATTTTGTGGGGCGACGCCGTTCGGAGTCACCTGGGGCCAAGCGCCCGCTATCGTTAGCGGATTGATGGCGAAATTAATTGTATACATCGCTGTCGGGGTTGCAACTGACATGAGTTCTCCGTGATACTAAAAATGGATGCCAAAAAAGGATTCGAACCTTTAGCCTTGGGCTTCAGAAACCCCTGCGCTACCGATTGCGCCATTTGGCAATTGAAGTCTTGTGAACGTTCTTGCCGCTCAGCCAACCCTCCATCATACTCGCAGATTCCGATGATGAGGATCGACTTGACTTTTGTATCTTCATACTACTCTATATTCCTAAACTTTTCTTAAGTACCTGAACTTCGGCCGATGATCTCTCGAGATCGCCGCAAGCCGCTTTAATCCCGTGGTTGTCCTGGAAGCCGTTAAGCCAAAGATTCATCAACCGGCCCCAAAGGCGGCCTTCGTTGCTGGCGCGCCAACTGTGCGCCGAGATGGTCTCGCCTTGATTGCCGCGGAGAACGACGACGTTCAAAAAGATGTCAAACGCGACGAGTGCGCGATGCAACCAACCCTCGGCTGCGGCTCGATCCTCTTGCTTCGGGATATCAACTAACGGGACAAACGGCACCGGAGGTCCTAAGACCTTGTGGCGGATGAATCCCATAACGGCGGATATCGCTATCAGCGTTGATGCCGCGGCTACATAAATCTCCGCGCCGAGCAGAACCTTGTGAAGGATATCCATGGGCCCTCGAATATGGCATGAGAGGATGGACTCGAACCACCGTAGTCGGGTTTGGAGTCCGACGTCCTAGCCGCTGAACGACTCTCATATTGAAATGGCGGAATGGATGGGATTCGGACCCACGATGGTCTCCCGTGACAGGGGAGTGCGATTGGCCTCTACGCGACCACTCCGTAAAAATCTTTTCTGCTCACTGCTGGGGCAACAGGATTCGAACCTGTAATGTCCTTGCGGACTGTCTGGGTAACAGCCAGATGCTGTGCCGGTTGAGCCACACCCCAGCGCTGAGCAGAAATAAAATGGTGGATGACGAGGGATTCGAACTCTCTATAGCCGCAAGGGCCAACAGGGTTACAGCCTGCCGCGCCACTCCCACTGCGCCGCTCATCCGTAAAATTTGGAGCAGAGTGGAGGACTCGAACCTCCGTGGGTTTCCCGGCAGTTTACAAAACTGCTGCTGTCGCCGCTGAGCCAACCCTGCTTGGAGCTACTACCACGAATCGAACGTGAGTTACCGCTTTACCAAAGCGATGTCCTACCACTGAACGATAGCAGCTTGGAACTTGGAGCTTGACAAAAGACTCGAACTTTTATTAACGGTTTACGAAACCGTCGTATTACCTTTGTACGAGTCAAGCAAAACTGGAGCGGGCTGCGAAAATCGAATTCGCTTAGCTGGTTTGGAAGACCAGAGCCTAGCCAATCGGCCAAGCCCGCTTTGAAAATGGTCGCAGGGGTCAGAGACGATCTGACGGAGGTCTGCTTATGAGACAGACTTGAATACCCATTCTCCGCTGCGATGGTAGGCATGGGTTGAATCGGACAACCGACGACGATTTTATCAGAATCGCATTCTGCCACTGAATTACACGCTATAGAAATCTGGGATCGCTCGGAATTTTAACCGAGACCTTTCGCGTCCGTCTTAAGCCTCGCGCGACTATTCGTTTCTTTTCGAACTCAAATCCCACAGAAAGTGGTGGAGCGCCAGCCGGATTAAAATCCGGGCGGTTACGAGGCCACCGCCGGGGCAGTGCGAGCCGAGTTTCACAGACGCCATCTCGGTAGTTTAACGTCCTCGCTATCAGTCCGGTGAGCCTAACCAGCGCGCGACTCGTGTTCCGCGGAAACACATGTTGGACTGAATCTTTTTGCAATCCATCACTTGATTGCCAGTAGCGGTCTACGATCGCTAGCGTCCCGTTTAAGGCCATGGGCTGGGGCCGTACTTTTCAGGCCATTACGCGACTTTGTCGGTGTACCTGAAAACTGGTCGAGATGGGAGGAATTGAACCTCCAAGGCGTTTCCGCACTCGCTTCCAAAGCGAGACCGCTGCCAGATTACGGACCTACACCTCGATTAAAATGGTCGGAGAAACTGGATTCGAACCAGTGTGCTTTCCCTTCCGAAGGGAACGAGATAAGCCAAACTCCTCTACTCTCCGATTAAACTTTATAGCAGATCGTCATAAGCACCTTGCCTGACAAGCCGTTTAATCCTTTTGACAAATTTTGGTCCGTGGCCGACGTCGTGGTGCGCGCTTGCGTGAACCATTTCGTGAAGCAGAACCATTCGAGCGAATCGGCCGTAAGACATCAACTGCCTGTCGACCGTTATGATCGGAGGACAGTCTGAGAAGAACGATGTCTCGCCTGCGCCTTTGGGGCGGATGCGTCCAAACCGTACATCGGATACCTTCAACTTAGAGCCGAAGTATAACCGGTTGTACTTCCGGAAGACCGCCATCAGGGTCGGCTTGTTTCGTCCCATGAACAGATACTCTCATACTTCGGGGATCTTGTCAAGGGTTATTTTCGACTATTTTTAATCTAGTCGAACTTTACGGCATTCCTTGCAATATGACGCCACACCGTTGACGTTTCGAACATTGGAATGGAAGGCTTCGATCAATAAATAATCATTGTGTCCGGAACACCAAGCAGTACCTTCTGGAGCATTCTTAGTCTTCGTATGTCTGGGGTGTTCTGCTAACGTTTGAGGGTTTCCAGACGAACTTTTATGCTGACGATTACATCCGAGATGAGAAAAGGCAATATTGTTTAAATCCCAGAAAAGCTCCGCGGAACGGTTCTCCCAAGGCAATTTATGCTCGATGCTCAGACTATCTATGGTTTCTATTCGCCTTTTGCAAACAAAGCAAGAATCCTCGCCTAATCTTTTTAGAAAATTAAAAAGAATAATTTTCCTGAGTCTGTGGGCTGCGGCGCCCGGAGACATACCTAACTGCTGAATTACTCTTTCTTTTCTGGAGTTCATAATCTCAGACCTTTGGTCATAGATTTAAAATTTTGGGGTGCCGATCTCGACTTGCACGAGAACCTGCGCCGTCACAAGGCGACGTGCTACTTTGACACTATTGGCACCCAGAACAAACAGGATACCACGGCCGGGTCGAGATGTCTACAGCAGAGCCTTCAGACGGGCGACTACCGCTAGTGCGTCGGCCTTAACTGTGGCCAATAGCGTTCCGGATACAACTTCGCCTTCGATCTTGGAGACCTCTGCCTTGACAGCCGCGACGATGGCCGCGGTGCCATAATGTTTGTATTCGCGATAACCTATGAGGGCGACTGCGGCCCCGACGCCTAGTGCGAGAATCATTTTATCTCCTATTCTCCGAATCCTACGACCCAGCGAATACCGGGGAACATTGTTGAACTACCTGTTACTTCTAGAATGACGACGATCTGATCGCCGTCGCTGAAGTTAAGGCTGGAACTAAAAAGTCCGTTGTAGTTACCTGAATTAACCCCGACTGGACCTAACGTAGTGCTTGTTGTTACGTTTTTGATTGAGCCCTGGAGTTGAGTGGCTCCGCCAGGAACCGCTTGATCTGAACTTAACAAAAAGTCTGTGAGTCTTCCGCTCCCTGACGCAATTCCAGAACTGTTAATGGACGCGCCAAAAGCGGGAATCTGGACGGGCGTGGTACTAAGTGTAACGTTGGTTATGGCCCCGATCATATTGGATAGGGAACACCAGCCGATAAAGAAACTGCTTTGTTGTGCTACATAAACTTCAAATACGGCTACAATTGAAAATGTATCCGAGTTCTCTACCTCAAGAAGATACGAACCGGTGCTAAGACCGCCGGGCAAAGAAGCAACGAACAATGTATCAGAAGAAGACGAAACGGTTAACGTTGAGCCGTTAAATCTGACGGAGGGTGCCGAAGAACTCGGCTTGAACCCGCTACCAGAAACGGTAATTTGGGTAACTGCGGCATCTACGATTACACTGTCAATTACTGGATTGCTCATCTATCTCCCTTAATACTTTTAGATTTTTCGTAGTACTTCGGAATCAAACTAAATCTTTCGGCGGTTCTAATTATTCTTTCTCTCGGCTTGACATCTCGATCCGAATACCAGTGCGCCGTAATGATGTCATTATCCTCTTGCGGACCTTCCGATGTACGAGAGTTGAACCTTCTTTCCTCGGTGGCTGAGACGCCTAGTCGTGCTAAGTTTCTAAATACCAATTCGTCTTCTGCGTCTGCCCAATCTAGTTCAAGAGGCAGGAGCAAACTCATTGCCTTCTGGCTAACCCAATACCCGCTACCGCCATAATGCCCAAGATAGTCGTGCTCCTCAAATCCAGACTTCATCAGCCTGGGGATGTGAACGTAAGTATCGACATCGCATTTGAAAACGTAATCATATCCATTCTGGACGGCATATTCAAAGACACACCATACCTTGCGGGATAGCCTACGATAATCATCGGGTGCGTCTAATACTATTTCGTCTTTGGATTCGGACTTTGTGCCGTTCCCTAAGAAGAAAGCATAATCGATTTCGGTGCCTTTCAGCCAGGTGTTTCGGACCATTTGGTGGTGTCCGCGGTCTCGCTGGCAACTCAGGATGGCAATTAAGGTTTTTTCCATAAAATCATAATCTGCATGTTTGGAAAATGCTTGATGTCCCAGAATTCCGGTATTTCAAACCAGTAAGTATCGTTTATTTTAAACTTGCCCTCGTGCTGGATAACGTCATCTATGGCCACGAGGGATTCAGGGGCATGATCTTTTATAGCCTTTAATTCTAAAGGGATCTGATTTTCGGCCGTTTCGTCGTGCTCATTACCGTGAGCATCTAACCAAAAGAGCGCCTTCGTAATCTTATTAGTTATAAGCAAGCGTGGTAATTCTATTCCACTTGAGCCTAGAATAAGATTGACATTTCTTCCTTTAAGTCGATTAACCGCGAGATTATAATTATACGAATCGGATTCAATAGAGTACGCGCACTCAAACGAATCACAAACAGCTTCTGACGTTGATCCCTCTTGCGTTCCTGTTTCAACGAACGTAGTCAAATTGTATTCTTTTTGTAAACCGATTAACGTTTGCCAAATCTCGCTACGGCCATTGTCTTGTATATCTACGATCATTAGAACAGCAAACCAAAAGATATCGCTACTACTCCGGCGCTGGGAGGAGTTGCATATGTATACGTAACTACATTATCCGACAAAGAGATTGAATCCGGCGAACTAACTGGCACCACTCCTACCGGTTGATTTCTAAGCGAATTCTCTGAAAACCAATCTACTGGAAGTTCGCCGAATCCGTTACCTTGGAAACTTATAAAGTACGGATCTCGCAATAAATCAATTTGATAAGTTGAGTTAACGCCGTCTGCTAAAATGGCACAACCTACTACAATTACTTTTTGAAATTTGCCATATTTCCTCCTTGGGGAATAAAGAAAAACTATAGCGAGAAATGCTTTTTATTTTTCAAATGCCAAAAACTAGAAGAGTAAACGCTGCCCTGAATATCAAATGCAGGTTCTAATTTTTCTCGTAGATGTGATATCTGAGACTCCGTCAACCACCCGTGATTGGGGCAATGCCTGTCTTCGTGAAGTTCTAAATGCATGTACCGAGTATTCTTCAAAAATTCTACGTCGGTGCTCATCAAAACAGCGTACTCTGCGCTCTCGATATCTATCTTTACACAATCCCAAACAGTATTACCTAAGGCTTGCGACAAGGTAACGCAAGGAACAAAAATCGAATCCAGTCCAGATTCTATATTACCGTTGCGGCACTCTCGAGTTCCATCTAAATGCCCAACACCTTTGAAACTAACTTGACCTGTGTATGTCCAGACTGCGGCGTTGATGGCGCTCACATCGATATTGATCCGAGCAAACATGTCGGTCATGATCTTATAGGTTTCGGGATCTGCCTCGTAAGATGTAACTTCGGAACCGTTAAGTGCCCAGAAAGCCGTAACCATTCCTAGATTTGCGCCAATATCAAGAACCTTAGCGCCAAGAAAAGGCTTAAAAGTATTCGGATCTTTACCCGGAAGATGGTCGTAATTATACTTGGTAAAATATTCTAATGCTTGTTCTCGTGTTTTTATCAAGAATTTCTCCTAGTGGAGTATTATTCCTTTGCGTGCTCCGTACCCTGACCCCAAACGGCCCGAGTTCGCTTCTTCGGATTCCCGTCTCCGCGGCCTTCTTGCTGTTGCTGGGCTCTTTCACGGACGCCGGGGTTAGCCTTCAGATCAACTTCGCGGACTGCCTCGCTAGTCGGCAAACTGCCGGATCGGAGGGTTTGGGTCACCTCATCGGACTTGCCTTCTGGGCGGGTAGCACCGGACTTGGCTGTAACGCCTACGGTCGTTTGTTCAACGATGGTTTTGTTGGAGCGCGCGTTTGGCTGGAGTTCCACATTTAAAAGCTGCGGAACGTCGCCGTCAAATTTCTTTTGGTTTTTCTCGCTGGGCGTTATCGCCATCTGCCACCTTCTTGATCTTCATGAATCCAAAATCTATTCCGAACAACCGGAAGACGCGGAATATTATCAGCTCATAGATTTTAGACTTGAGCGAGACCTTGGTCTTCCAGTACATGGGACCTCATGGATAAATCTTTGTATATAACCAGCCAGCCATCGAGACGCCTAGACCTACGTAGGCGAGCATGGGATGTCGAGAAACCAGACCGCCAAATGCCAACATGTAGCCGACGAACTGCAGCCACGGCTTGACCTTGATGTACTGATCGACTTGATTCAAAATTGTGGATAGGCTCATGTTGTTTTCACCGGTTGCTTACCTTCGAGAATGCCGCCTTGGATTAGATTCTCCGGGGTCACGACATTCCGATCGAAGTGGTTCTCGTGAGACAAAAGAAAGTCCGGCTTGACCGATTCGCCTCTCGAGGGCGGCAACTTCCCGCTAGCCTGGTCGGAGGTCGGGGAATGCTTTCTGGCTTGGCGCGCGATCTCGTAATCGTTAGGCATCGGTTCGTCCGTATACGGCAATGTACCTCGGGTCCGACCACATACACGAATCGCAAATAAACTCTTCGCCGAGATTAGCGAACTGTTCCCAGCCTCTGGCCGTGTAATAGCCTGCGGTTATCCCGCTATCAGGGAGCGGGCTGCCGGTATCTTTGGAACATCGAGAACAAATTGCTGTCATTTCTCTTTCTTCTTGTGCTCTACTAGCCGCCCGTGGAGTTCGCTCGGATCCTGACCTTTGTGATAGCCGGCTGCGTTCACCTTGCCGTATTCGTAGACCATGGTGCCTGAGTCGGTTTCGAAATGAAGGCGGAGACGGCCGCCTGGGAGCTTTTCGGTCTTGGTGATGTTAGACTTGCTCATCTTTCAAACCTTGTGTTGCAAACTTGGCTGCCCGCCATCCTATCTCTGCTGCGGCTTGCTCAATAATGGGATCGAACATTTTGTTGCTTGCGGCGGTAATAGTCAACGTCCGTTTCCGGAAACAATTTGACTAGCGGAGCGAACGCGGGGATCGCTGCCGCGGTTCCGAGCCAATCGAGAAATTTTCTACGGCGCATCGCCTTTCCTTTCTGTACCTACAGGGGTCGTTTATACCCTAATCGGGTACGGTATGGGGAGACTGGGCCTCCGACATGGGCGGGGTGCCCGGGTTGGTACCCCTACCGGTCACGGTGACACCCGTAAGTTATTGAGGGCAAATCACGTTAACGTCGGCGGGTGGAAAAAACCGCCTGGGGCGGGTACGACTCGGCACTCCCGCCGGCCTTGGCTTCGGTACTCTACGTGCTGGCCGCAATTCGAATTCCAAAAAATAAGTGCTTTAGAATCAGTGTTTCGTTTTTCCGTTCGCTTCGGATCGATGCTTTGCTTGGCTGTCACGCCTAGTTAATGCACGGCCGTTTTAATGCGCCGATTGCAATAAATGCTTTGTTTTCAGTGTTTTAAAATCAATATTGTATTGATTATCAGTTTTGGCTCTTGACTTTTCGAGTTCGCGGCCGGAATTGCTTCGCCGTCCATCCGTTTGCCTGATTTGCCCATATATGGTCATTGACTCTTAACGTTTGGCTCTAAGTGTTTTGCTTTGTGCGATATAATGCGCCGTTAGGCTTCTGTTCGCGTCTAGCTTGTCTCTTCTGGCCGAATTGTCTCTGTCACTTGTCTTCCATTGGACCAGACGGATAGTATCACGACATACCTCTGGACGCGCTCAGGATAGCGCGCATGATCCGGCGCGCGAGTAATTTTTGCTCTGCAGGATCGAATACCTATTTGCTGGCCCGTGAGCAAATATAATCGGCGCCTGACTATAAATACTCTGATTTGCCTTGTTTATAATCGGTCAAAGGCAAAGTGCAACACAATAACTTGCCTATGATTGTGTGGGTATTCGGTCTCTTCATAGTAACGGGAGGAACCTATTAAATACTCTCAGAATTCCTTGTTCTATTAGGATGACCTCTTTTTTTGATTGATTCTAAAGGACTTAGTATTTTAAAAGCGAATATAAAGCGAAGCATTATAAATAATAAATACTCCGAAGTGAGTATAAATACTATTATAAATGCTCAAAATACTCAAAGGGGGGGGGTACTGAAAGGGCTTGGATCCCCACAGAATAATTGCCGAGTATTCTGTCGCACTTTTCTAAACGGCCTTTTGTCTTGACATTCTCGACGCAATATGCTATGATTTAGCCTGAGGGTAACTATGATTTATTTCATGCAAGGCACGGAAACAAAGAACATCAAGATAGGTCGCACCGATAAGCCAGTATCGGAGAGATTTAACAAATGGGCAAGCTCGGATGTTCTAACATGCCTAACAACGATAGAAGGACATTCAGAGGAGGAGGGTATAATTCATGTAAGATTCGCTCGCTTATCCTTGCATGGCGAATGGTTTAAGCCAGCGCCGGAATTGATCGAGTACATTAACTCGCTTCCCAAGTCTAAATGGTCTGGCTGGACGCAACCGAATAAACCTTCATGGTCCCCTACGATCCAATTAAGAATAGAGCAAGAACAAAAGGGCGATCCGGCCGTCCTACCCCGAATTACGGGATTAATCAAACACGCCGTTGAGTATGACGGCCTTTGGCGCGCCGTTGCTATCTTCAAATGCTCTATCTGTCCAAAGAAGCACAGGGAGGTCCTGAAAGGTACTGGCAGCCTACCTACGGTCTTTACGCTAACCTGTCGGAATACAGGCGCCTCGTTAGAGGTAGTCAATTGGTAGTCCTAGTACCATAGGCACAATTCTCCTTAGTACTCCCTTTTCCCTTGACACTATTCCTGCTAACTGGTAGTCTGTACTTGCAAGGGAGATTAAAATCAACGAACCGGGCCCCGGGAGACAAGGTATCGCGCAATGAACGGTGAAGTCTTGTCGGAAAGCGAACAGGTGCAATCGTGAAAAAATTAAATATTACAATGAAAGACATTCTATATATCATCGAACATGAATTGCGGCCGGAAGTAACAGTTAATGACCGTGATGAGTTAATCGCGCGTCTAAAAGAAATTGAAGACTGCTATTGCGCTGAAGAATCTTTGTCAAATTAGTACAGAATTAAATCAGTGCGGCCTGGCGCCGGCAATCTGGATACGCCGTGCGAGAATGGTCCGAAGACATATTGCCTAGGCCACGACTGGTTTGAGGATAACAAAGCCCCGTATCCCGTGTACTCTGTCGAGACAGGCGAGGTAGTCAATCCCGCGTAGGGTTGAAAATATCCGATGCGTACCCTAAAGCATTATGCTCTATCTGTTTTGTTTCAAATCTTGGCAGTAGTTTGTTTCGCTCGAAAAACTTAATCTAAAAAAAAAGGAAAAAGGAAAAATGGAAAACATGAAAATAGTATCATATTGGGATAGCCGTAAAATTATATATCAGGCTGAGGCAGAAAGTTTTGCTGCCTTGCTTCAGGCCGCGATTAAAGTATGTGCGGACCTGTCCAGTGCGAACCTGTGCAGTGCGGACCTGTCCAGTGCGAACCTGTCCAGTGCGAACCTGCACGGTGCGGACCTGCGCGGTGCGGACCTGCGCGGTGCGGACCT